ATATCGATTTTGAGTTTCGGCAGCTCGATGTGATCGAGGCAGACATCGAGGAGACCGATTGCCTGCTGATCGACACGTGGCACACGTACAGCCAGCTCTGCGCAGAGCTACAGCTCCACTCGCCGCGTATAAGAAATAATGGACACATTATCTTACACGATACATATACGTTCGGTTATATCGATGAGCCTGCGTATCCTCACGCATCGAGCTCAGCTCTGCGATGGGGCAAAATGAGCGCTAAGCGTGGTCTACGCCTAGCGCTCACGGAGTTTGTCGATCGCATGCCCGACTGGCGCATCGTGCTAGATCACCCGCACAATAACGGGCTCACAATCCTGCGCAGATCAGCCTAGGATCTCACGCAGGAGCCAGACGCACCAGTAGAGAGTCCAGCCAAGGGCCGCGGCTAGCAGCCCGACGCCGCACCATGCAAACGTCTCATCGTATCGTGTCGGTGGTGATCTCTCATCCATCATCGATACCTCACGCATGCGTACCAACCGTTACGACCACGTACCACTGACTGCTCGATCACTGGCCGCTGGCCGTAGTAGCAGCAGTTGCGAAGAGCCTGCGCTGCTGAGCTCGAGCTAAAGCCGACGCCTTCAAAGCGATACGACCCGCCACGGTGTGCCATGCGCCCCTGCGCCGCGCTTGTGCTAGCGCTCTGGTGAGCGCTCTGGCCGATCATCAGTCCTGCAATTAACGTCAAAATCACGGATCACCCCTCGCACCCAATCCTGTACCATCAGCTGATCGCCCACGCGGACGACACAATTCTGCCTGATGGCATCTCTCATGCGCTTTATTTCGCGCTCGAGTTTCAATATGCGCTGATGCGCCTCCAGTAACCAATCTGCCTCATTGCTGGTCATATGTAGCCCTCAGCATCTCGAGGCATTTGATCGCCTTGTCGATATCTTGCACGCCATTTTTGAGCGTATGACGCCAAACATATTTTGCCGCATTGCCAGCAAGGTATGCTCGATATCCGAGAACACCGAGTCCTGCCAGTTGCGCCCGAGCGCAATCGACATCAGAGCCATCACGCGGATCATAATGAGCCGGGTTGATCGGATCCATACCCCATCCTCCTAAGAACGCGCCTCAGGCGTTGTACTGCGTTGCGCCAGTTTCTTGACACTGCTGCCCGCACCTGCCCTAAGTCCTGAGCAGCAGACGCAAACGACTGATCACTCAGCCATGCTTGCACTGCATACCGTTCATGTGGCAGACAAAATAGCAGAGCTTTGCCAACATCTCTAGCCACAACCATCGAGTTCTCTTCAGATCCGATGATGTCCTCATATGGAGCAGCTAGATCATAATCGCCAATCGTGCCCACTCGCATCGTTTTGCGACGCTCGATCTGGCGCTTGACGTGATGTGCGCGCTCACGCCTGACGATCTGGTATACCCATGTCGAAAACGCACCACGGGCAGGATCGTAAGAGTTCATGTGTCCAAGCACCCATGCGATCATCGATTGTGTCCAGTCCTCAGGATCTAGGTCTACAGGCTGGAATCGTCGCGCGGCTGCGTACACCAAACGTAACTGATCGTCAGTCATAACACTCTCGGCAGTATGGTCGTAGATGTCCAGTGCCATCGGGCTGGCTGCCACCATACTCCTCGACACGATCACGCGCCCACAAGGGCAGAGATTTTTTATTGCGGCACATTGCCCGCCTGCAATTGCAACAATCCATGATGATCGCATCCTCAGGCAATTGCAGCACACGACCTGATGCGTCCATGGTCGAGACCACGACTCCGCTATCCTGCATGCGATCACGCACCTCGAGGTATTGCTGACGAGCCAGCAGCAATGCCTTAGCCTCAGTCGCATCGATGCGCTCGATGCCACGGCGACCCTCCTGCGGCACAGTACTCGATGGTCGTGTCGCTCGGACAGATACGCGGATCTGATCATCAGGATGTGTCGCCATCGCTAATACCCCATCAGATCAGCGAGATCAGAGCTTAGAGCGTGACGGACCGCAGCTCGATGCTCTCGTAGCGCACGGCGCACATCCTCGGCTATTGGCCCGAAATACTGCGGGTACACGCGCAGTACCTCGAGCGCCGCCTCCACCTCATACGGATCACAACTCACGTAGTGCATGATGCCTCCTCCTCAGTATCCTCACCACCGATCGCCCAGGTACTTGACAAATGCTCAGGCCAGAACAGAATCCGTTCTTCTGCCTTAGCTGAGCGGTTGAGCTGGCTACTCAACTCGCGAGCAACCTCCTCCGTGAGATTGCTGATCATCGCCCACTGCCTGCCACGATGCTCGACCATGACTTGCCATAATGGGCGCATAGATGCAGTCCTGCAAACAAAAAACGGTGACCATGGATGACAGTTCAGCGGCAGCATGCCCGCAGAAAATCCCTGCTACAACGAGCAGCAAGGGCCATGGTCACCGTTGGCTCAAATAGTCTCAATCTGAGTACACATCTTCTCGATCCATCTCTGCGTCGCCGTTAGTCTCGCGCCAACATGCGCGGCAAAGACCATCGGCGATCATGACTCGCTGAGCGCCACACTGGGCGCAGGAGTCCTTGTGGTCAATCCATGGGTCTGTCATTTCAAATACTCCTGCCAATCCACGCCCCGCCCGACCACGCCAAACCGCGCCATCCGCGCCTCGCCTGCCAATCCGCGCCTTACCCAACCATTCCGCGCCATACCAAGCCATGCCGATCCGCGCCTGCCATTCCCGGCCGCACCATACCTCGCCCGGCCATCCGAGCCTCTCCGCGCCTCTCCGTGCCTGCCCTACCTCGCCACGCCGGTCCAAGCCGAACCATGCCTGACCACGCCCCGCCTTACCCCTCCCTGCCTGCCCCGCCTGACCACGCCGAGCCACGCCGAGCCTCGCCTTGCCTGCCAAACCGCGCCAGACCGCGCCTTGCCAAACCGCGCCTTGCCTGCCTTGCCACTCCTCGCCGATCCAAGCCACGCCAGTCCTAGCCGTGCCGCGCCAAGCCTGCCTTGCCAGACCTTACCTTGCCAGACCTTACCTTGCCTGCCAAACCTTGCCCCACCAAGCCAATCCACGCCGTACCTTGCCTTTCCGTACCTTGCCTGCCAAACCCTGTCGCGCCCAACCGTTCCATGCCAGACCACGCCTCGCCTGCCTGACCTTGCCTAGCCACTCCCTGCCGTGCCCCGCCACTCCGTGCCAAGCCCCGCCTGCCAAGTAGGGGCTGAGTCCAACCTCAGCCCCACGATGTTTTAATCAGAGAGCATCTACTGCTGACCAAACCTGCGCCAGCTCGACAAACCCTGCGTACTCTCGTCGCAGCGTCTTCAATCGACTCTTGATGTGTGCCAGATGCTGATCACGCAGTACTGGCGTGCTGGCCACCACCTGAGCTGGCATGTACTGCCGATCAGAATCCTCGCCTGTCGTAACGCTGATAAAGGCTTGCACTGGTGCCGCTGGTGGCTCATTAGCTTCAGGTACAACCACCACGGCATTGACGATCAGTCGTGCCTGATGCTCACGATACAACTGGCCAGCGGTTTTATTATTCCACTCGAACACCGGGTGGAGTACTGCCGTTGCTGGCTTGCTTTCCTCGACAATCAGCGATGGCGTTAGTGGGCCATTCTCGCTGATGCGCTCAAGCTCCTCCCCAACATCCTGAGCAGAGATACCAACAACCGTTCTATTAGACTTGTAAACGTACATATCACGCCTCCCATGAAAATTTAGAGACCACCGTAAAGCGACCTTTATCACCATCCTTCTCGGGACGCCATTCACAAACGCCAACCGAGAAACCGCCTAAATTTAGAAGATTGACAACTTGCTCCTGGCTGACTGCGCGGCGATTAAACTGCAATTTGATCTTGACGCCCCATTGTGGAAACTCTGGGCGAAACCGAATATCTGCGGTTCCCATGCCAACTCGCACCATGTCTTCTCGCATCCGTGGCGGGCAGTCAGCAGGAAAAAAGATTTCGGTGAGATCGCCACCAACTCGATCGGGCAGGATGTGGAAAAACTGCCTAGCTGCGACCTTGCTGATCTCCTTGCCTAGTGATGTGCATGCCGTGACTGCTGCTGCCTTGATGCCAAGGATTGGCATTCCCGGTGCGCCAGTTGGCAGGCGATAAAAAGAAGACTCATAATCTGCTACTGGATCCTTCTTTTCTTTGCCCTTGCTGGCTTTGCCCATCTGCTTGTCAAGCATCATCTTCTTAGCCTTCTCTGACCACGCATGCGTGATAAGCGGAGATGTGCCCTCCAGATGAAGCTCAATAGTCACAAGATCTAACTGAATCAAAACGACTGGCGCTGAAGCTACTGACATAAGAACGCTCCTCTAACATCCAAACCTGCCGCAAAAACACGGCATCTCACGCCCGAGCCTCGATGCTCGGCTAGTACCCGGCACAGTTGGCACTGTGTGTCTGTACGCGTGAGAGCGATGAGTGACTGGGTACTCACCGCACCTGGGAAGCCTCAGCGCTGAGACGCTGCCAGTCCTCCAGGCATATCGATGTGCGTGCCGGATCGAGGTGGACCACGTCCGGCATCAGACTCCTCCGTGAGTCTCTGATCCCGTAAGCACAGGATCAGAACGGCATGTCCACTGCCGTGAGCGTCAGCCATGACGCTGTCTCTGGTATATAGCAGTTGATCTCGCTCGGCGAGGTGCCCGAGACCACTAGCTGACGGATCGCTGAGACCTGCATCTCGTGGGTCGCTGGATCTTGGCCGATCTGCACAAACGCAAAGCACGATTGGCGCTTGTAGTCTGCTGCGGTGACGACCGGCACCTTGGCGACTGGCGCAGCCGGTGGCGCACCCGCTGGTCGTCGAGGAGCACTATGCCCGAGCTCGTTTGTCGGCGCTGGCGCAGTGCGCGGACCAGGAGTATACGCTGGAGCCTGAGCTGAGGTTACATTGCTCACCAGTTCAGGATCTGCGACCGGGATGGCTCGCATCACTCTTGTGCGTGATCCTGATTTATTGAAATCGACAAATATCTTAAACGTCTTGCCGATCAGAGCATCAGCGTCAAACTCCTCGCCAGCAGCAAACGCTCGCCCGAGCATCGAGCGCATCAGCACACCAAGACCGTTCTGCGATTTCAACACGCACGGCGTAAACGCTGTGCCGCGCTGCCCTGTCTTTGGACCTGCAAGCACCTCATACTCCCATGCGAGCGACGAGCCCCAATCAGGATGTAGTTCGCTTGGAGGTAGGGTTTTAACCTCTTTGAGCCGTGCTGTATATTCGCCAGCGGGCAGATCCTCACGTACATCACTCTGAGCAACCAATTTCATGTCAAACTCCAGCTATCGTGTAACGGTGAATATCACCTCTCGTACCCGTACCCGTCCGACGCAGAACACCTGCATCGACCATCCTCGCTAGGTGGCTCTCGATTGTCTGCCGGGTTCGTCCCATGGCAGTAGCGATCTCGTAATGCGACATCGGCTCACCGACTGCCAGCATGTGCGTGATCGCTGTATGGATCCCGCGCGCCTCAGCGTCTCGCAACGATCCGCATACCGTATATCCTTCATCGCCGAGCTCGATGACCAGCTCGACAGGCGTCTGTCTAAATCGACTATTGCTGCGCAGGGTGCGCTGACGGCAATCGACATCGTCTGGATTGGTGCGGCTTAGCTCAAACGTCACCTCAGGCCATGCCATGAGCGCTGACGACCCGCGAGCGCCAGTACCCTCAGGACCGCCACCTTTTTTCAGGTGATGGATGACCACGATCGCTACGCCAGTCTCCATAAGTCGCCACAATGGCAGCAGCGCATCGTCGATCTCCGTGGCGTTGTTCTCATCACGTAGCGGCATGTTGCGCATCAAGGTATCGACAATCAGTAGATCAGCTCGGTGGTCGATGCAATCTCTGACCGTAGCAGCAACCCACTCTCTCCACTCAACCATCGTCGGACGGCTCGTGAACGGTCGCACATACCACGCAACGTGATCGCCGATCCCAATAATGTCAGCGCGTTCTGCGATCGTCGGCCCATCCTCCTCAGTCAGCACCAGTACTCGAGCTGGCTGAGTCGTGAGCCCTAAAAACTCGCCACCATCTTGCAATGAGCGAAGGAGATGCGAGATCAAGGTCGTCTTGCCGACCTTGGGGTGTGCGCTGATCATCGTCGCCGCGCCGCGCCTAATGCAGCCATACCAAATCCAGTTCATGCTAGGATCAGTCCTTGGCAGCTCTGATGTGAGCAGGTATCGTCGCTCACGTCCGTCTGGATGTCGGCGCACTGGATCAGGTGTAGATTGGCTCACGACCGGATCCTCGATAGATGACGTGGCCGTGGCGGGAAAGCTGACCCTGAGCGTAGCGGTGACCTGCTCAGAGCGATAACCATCCCGCCACAGCGCACGGGCGCAGTCGCCGTAGTCACCGGCGTGACGCATGGCAGTGCGAGCAGCAAACAGACTGTAGGCTCTACCCGCCTCGAGATGCGATGCGCTGCTGGAGAACACGTACATCAGCGGCTCGGCTTTATCGTTTCGGCAATGGCCAACGGTGGCTGAGATGCCGTCGCGCTTGCCCGGTCGCCGCCAATACTGACTCTCACCTCGAGTCGAGACAAGCGTCCATCCCGCCTCGGTCAGCAGCGTGTCCCAACTGCCGCGAGAATTGTACACTTGGCCGGGAGCGTCAGTCTCTGATCCTGCTCCTGGTACTCGTGTCACCGGATCGGCGCGCTGCGCAGGCGGTACATAAGCGTGCTGGCTTTGTGCGATGGTCAGCAGCTTGTATACATGTTCAGTCGACCAAGTCGCCCTCGACTCTGGATCGATGTATCGATCCCATCGATATAGGATCCCGGTAGGGTGAACATGCTCAGGAGATCCGGCAGCAACAATGTAATGGCCTTGGCCGCGAGTCTCGATCAGCACATTGCCAGCAGCCGTCCGAGCCAAGACAGTGCCCGGTGGCGTGTTGTAGTGGAGGTGCATCAGCAGGTGACGCCCGCCCGATGGTGTGATGCTCAGGCTGCTGGTCTCGATTAGGTCAAGCAGCTCCTGATCTGCACCGAGTCGCACAGTATCCAGCAGACGCAACCATGCGTCCTCGCTCTCGACATCGAGTACCAGCAGCTGGTTGCTCACATGGCCGCAAACGATACCGATGCCGTGACCTGATGATGACGTGTACCACTGCTGCACAGTCTGCTCATCAGCACGATTCAGCATGTACGGTGCCCATGGAATCGCAGGCTTTTTCGCCCGCGCTACCGGGATGATGCTGTACCCGTGACGCAGCAATAGCTGCGCTGACGCCAATGTCTCAATCGTCATGTTGGTGTTGCCTCGTCCGTGAGTGGGCCTTGATATCTTCTAATCCCTATTTCAGGGCTCGCCATGATCCTCAAGCGAGCCGATGACGAGTCGAGACGTGCCAGCGTCACTACAGCCAGCACGACAACCTCGTCACCTTTTTGGACGGTGAGCACTACGTGCTCCCCCTCTTTTCTCGTCAACGTCAATCCGCGCATCCTTGCGTCTCCGTAATTTGCCTAGTGCAGTCCGTGCTTTTGATTCTTCGATCACACTCGAGACATGTACCTGCCAGAATCCGCGCTCATCACGATCAGCTCGCAACTGGCGAGCGGTAATGAGATAGTTGACCCAGCGCACAGAGCAGCCTAGCGTTTTGGCCGCTGCCGTAGTGGTGATCGTTGCCGCTTGTCGAGCCATGTATCCTCCTCAGGACCTTCGTAGTCTATGTTTCGCCCGGCGTCTCCGCAGTAAGACCTAACTTGTGGTGCGCATGCAAGCGGCTGCACAAGCTTATCGCAAACAAAACACCTGCCATCTTCGATGACTAAGCCATCGCATCCACGTACAGAGCACGATGCTGGTTTCATGCTGTTCATGTCACTTATCTCCTATGTGCACAAAATTGATTGATAAAAAATAAGACGCAGGCAGCGGGACCGCACAAAGAAGTCAACGTCCACATTCCCCGCCGCTGATATGTCGTAGTGGTTCTCTTTGCGCTACGACATATTTTGCATAGGGACGACCCCGCTGCCCGTGTACGTGTCAGTCGCAAATTACGACTGAGTTTTTACCTAAATGTGGCGTCCAGCGGACCCAACGACCATCTGCTAGGCAGACAAGATCGTGGCCATCAGTACTCTCAGCCATTTGCTTTGTTGCAACACCCAACGTGCGCAAATGCCATTCAATGACTTCATGCCGATCCCTACCCCAACGGTCGGCGTCAGAAATTGCTTCTGAAACACAATGAATAATTGATTGATCAGGAAACTTGTTGATAGTGCTCATGTCTGGCTCCGTGTCTCGTGTCACTTGTCGTGTCGAGCGATGTGCCCGACACCAGAACAATACTTCCAGTGCCGGAACCTGTCAACTAGAATTCTAGCGATTGGCAAAAATTGTCACGGAAGTCGATGCGCTGGTGTAACTTACGCTCGCAGAAATTTGCGTACCTGCGCAGCCACAAGTAAAAAATATGAGCGGTATTGACAGAATGATCCGGTATCGCATGTCTGATCCTCCTGCGGTTATCATCGTCAATAGATCCCGTCGTCATGAGGACATCCGATGGAGACCGTAGGGACACGTCGCGCGGCTGAGATCCTAGGGGTATCACCTCGATATGTCCGTGCTCTCGTCGAGCTGGGTCGTCTCACTCCGCGACCCGGTGATGGTCATCACCGACTCGATCCACGCGAGGTCGAGAGACTCGCCCAGGAGAGAGCACGATGCCGCCAGCGCCCATCTTGATCACGCTGCCAGTGCCCCCGAGCGCGAACGCAATCTGGAGACCAGCTCGCCGCGGTCGTGTCGTCAAGTCTGCGCAATACAGCCGCTGGCTTGAGGAGTGCGACCTGATCGGTCTCACGACCCGTGTACCACGCGATGCGATCCAGACGCCAGTCTCGATCTCGATCACGGTGCGGTCTGGCACTGGCTGGCGAAGAGATAGAGATATCGATAATATCGTTAAACCTACTCTCGATTGGCTAGTTCGTTGGTGCGTAATTGCTGACGACAACTGCGGCATCGTCCGTCACATCGAGGTGAGCTACGACACGATGCCGATCAGCGCAGCATGCGTGCAGATCGTGATATCGAGGCATGGCCCGTAATCGTTAATAACATGGCCTAGAATCGATTATCTTTTCTTGGTGGCCGATCTCACGATTTTGCAAAGATAACGCCTTGGCGCCCCGATTCTGTAAAGCTCTGACGTTATGCGCCCCCATGTGCCCGCTCTCACGCGCGCGCGCGTACGTAACGCTTACGATCCGTCAGCTGGCAGCTGCCCGTAATGGAATGAAGGGCAGTGCCAGTGACGGCGCTACACTAAAGACTAATACAAATACATAAATACAAATACAAAGAGCGCGCGCGCACGAGTACTATAAGGGTAGGCGCCGCCACCCAAAACCCCATACGGCTATCGCCTATGGGGTCTTTGGGCTGGCGGGAGAGGAGAAAAGAAAATGGCCGATCGAATCCCGAATCATCGACCAGCACGACACCACCTGCCGCGACCCAATCGAGCGCCAGAGACACGACCCTGCGCAGCACTGCGCGGGTACGATCGCACCTGGGCGAGATGGCGTCTCATGGTGCTACGCGAGGAGCCGATGTGCCGAGCATGCGGTGGCGCGGCATCGCAGGTCGATCACATTGTGCCGCTGAGTCGCGGTGGCAGTAACGATCGAGAGAATCTCCAGCCGCTGTGTCACTCGTGCCATAGTCGAAAAACTGCGTTAGAGCAATTGCGCACCCGGTAATCTGTATAGTAGATTGCACATAGGAGGATCACGATGTCCACAACCACGACCACAGCAGCGCCGACAACAACCACGACCACCACCGCAGGCGCTATCGATCAGCAGATGCTGCTCATCGAGGGCATGACTAGCCCGGCTAACGATGCCGCCGCAGTCACGCCATCGGATACAGCCCCGCTGGTCTATGTCAGCCGCGCACTCTATGTCGGCGGCGCGGGCAATCTTGTAGTCACCATGCAGGGCGGTGGCAACGTGACGTTTACGGGTGTGCCCGCTGGCACAGTATTGCCGATCCGATGTACTCACGTCCGTAGCACATCGACAACTGCAACCGCGATCGTCAATCTCTACTAGGAGTGGCTAGGTGCAAATTTCGATTGGATTATCTCCTGCTAATGCCTCAACGCCTAAAGTGGCATTTTCTCCTGCAAGCATAAGCGGCTTGCA